GGTAAGACGTGGAAAGCGATTGGAGCGGAGTTAAAGCTAAATTTCGCAACGCTGACAAGCAAGGCGAGCAAGGAAGGAATCACCAAGGTGAGACGGGAGATGAGGAATACAGTTTCCTCTAAAGAAACAGTTTCACTAGAAAGCCTGTCTGCGCTTGTCCGCAGCAAACTAGCTGCCGATGCCGCTAGCACGCTTGAAAGGATCGACAGCTATGACTTGGACGGAATCAAAGATGAAAGCGTGCGTGAGACTATTCTAGGCAGCGTGGCGAAGCGATCGGCGCTTGTGTTTGGGTGGAGCGAACAGGGCGAAGCGGCCTCCGTTTCGATCAATTTACTTGGATCGATGCCGGATCGCAGCTCGGTTGAGATCAACGTAAACGAGTCGCGCAGCTCGGACAGCAGCTCGGTTTAAAGTGAATATAACATGTATTGTGCGTCGCAAGCGGGCTTATGGACTAGATTAGGCTGGCTAATGGACAGAAAGTCTATCGGGACGCTAAAGAATCCTTTTCCGGCGGCAGAATCGGCGGCAGACTGGCGGAGGGCCGGCCCCCTTTGCGGGTGGGCTTCGTTTACGATACCCCCCCTCAAAAATTTTCCACCTTTTTGACCATGCTAAATAAAATCAAAATTGGTCAAACTGTATCTTTAACTACCGCTGAGAGGAAGTTGGCCCACTTCGTTGCCAAGAATCGAAACGGCAATAATCGCTCGTTCAACGTGACGAACTTGAAGATCAGCGCGGAGGACGCTGCGACTGTGGATCTGGAGGGCATCTGCGGCGAGATAGCGTTCTGCAAGCTCTTCAATGTGTATCCCGATTTGGATACCGACCGCGAGCCTCCGCATCCGCTCTACGACGCGGTTATCCCGCCTATCCCGCCGGGATTCCGCATCGATATCAAAACGACCAAGTACGACAACGGCAAGCTGCTGGTCGATGCGCGCAAGGGTCGGAAAACGGACGGCGTGGATTTCTACGCGCTGATGACCGGGAGCTTCCCCGGTCCGTACACCTTCAGAGGCTTCATCGCGCGGGAGCAGATCATCCAGCCACATAAACTTGGCCTACTGTGCGGCTACAAGAGCTACATGGCGGAGCAGTCGGAACTGACCGACGAGATAATTGCCAATCCTTCGGATTGCCAATCATCCAATTTATTCTAATTGACAATAGCGTCATTGTTGTGCGTCAGTCCGCTCATCGACCTTAAACGTGAACGTGGATTGGTCGTCCACAGCAAACTGTCTAAGCGGAAGTGACGACCGCAAACGGAAGGTAGGCCGAATCGACCATCGTGTGATGGGGGGAGGATGGCCTACCGATAGATAACGTCGGTTTAACGAATCTTTAATCTCATGTCTTGTCCCAATGTCTTTAACGCCTTTGCGGTGGCTACCGAGTCGCTCGCGCAGGACGTTTACAAACGCGCCTCGTACCGTTCGATGTGGTTGAACCTCATTGAGCGCGGCGAATACCCCCAAGGTACCGGTCTGACCCAGACCTCGTTCACTACCACTTCCATCGAGCCGACTGCGGCTGAGGAGTGGTCGGCCATCACCCTCGCGTCCGGCAACCCCGGCGATAACGGTGGTGCTTGCGATGTCACCTACAATGACGTTCCGGTCGGCTACAACGCTGTCACCTGGGGGCCTGAGCGTTTCGCCCTCAAAGGTCCGCTCCTGTGTAAGGACGATCTGACCTTCGACCATCGCGTCGAGGCGTTCCTGCGTGTGTATCTGGAGAAGCTCTCGATCCGCGCTCAGCGTTCGTGGGAGACTCGCTACCAGAACATGTTCGCCAAGTACGCCATCAAGGCGGTGGCCGACTCGTCCTTCACTCAGGTGGAGACGATTCCGAGCGGTGTGAACGAGTTGCCATGGATTCAGACTGGTTCGGCTGGTCAGGCGTTGAATCAGGCTACCTCCGAGCTGACGCAGGAGATGCTTGATGTCGCCGCCGCCACGCTGATCCGCAATGGTGCGACGAATCCTGATAGCTCCGGTTTCATCAGCTTCTCCAGCGACGGTCCGGTGTTCCCGCTCTACATCGGCATGGAGGCTTCCCAGCGTATCGCTCAGAACAATGCCGCGCTGCGCGAGGATCTGCGCTTTGCCGATATGGGTTCTGGTCCGGGTGCTGAGCTGCTCAAGCGGATTGGCGCGAATCGGGTCATCAAGAACTTCCGCCATATCCCGAATCTGTTCCCGCCCCGCTTCAGCTACGCTGGCGGTAAGTACACGCTCATCCAGCCCTTCACCAGCACCTCCGGTACGAAGGGTACTGTGTTCAGCGTCAACCCGAGCTGGACGACCGCCTTGTACGAGGGTGCGTTCATCCCGACTCCGTACGTCATCAAGAGCCATATCGTTCGCCCCGTGAACCGTGTTGGCGACTTGAGCTGGATGCCGACCAACTACATGGGTGAGTGGCAGTGGGTGACTGGTGCCTACAAGCTCGATGTGGATTGCGCCGATCCGCTGGAGAAGAAGGGTCAGCACTACGCTGAGTTCGTTCACGCAATTGAACCCATTTTTACGAATCAGGGTATGACCATTATCTTCCGGCGTTGCACAGGCGCACTCACGACCATCATCTGCTCGTAATTCGAGCTTAGGTGATTGACGCAAATCCCGTCACGGTTTACGCTGTGGCGGGATTTTTATGCACTTAACAAGAGGAATTCGGCGCGAAGACGGCATGGTTTTCTGGGGTTTTTGTGGGAAGAATCCAGATGGAACGCCATTCGAATACTGGGTTACGAAGGATGTTTTTGATTCAAATCGTGAGAAAAACAACAAAAGGCTGAAGAATCGATATGCATCCAGAAAAGTTGAGTACGCTGAAGTTCAGCGCGAATACCGCCTTAAAAACGCTGCTGCAATTTTTGAAAGAAGGCGTCTTTACCGCCAGAAAAACGCGGCAAAGATCAAGTTAGCCAAGCAAAAGTACGGTATTGAAAACCGAGAGAAAATTTCTAAAGCCATTGCCAAGCGTCGCGCCAACAATCCGATTGTTCGAATGGCCAACTCCATGCGTCGTTCGATCCGCAGGTATCTTGACGCTGGCCAGAAGGGTGAGATGAGCAGTTTTGAAATCATCGGTTGTTCGAAGGATGATCTTCGCAAACATCTTGAATCTAAGTTCAGAGATGGAATGACTTGGCAGAACTACGGAAAGCACTGGCACATCGACCACATTGTGCCTCTGATTTCAGCCAAGTCGGCGGATGAGGTTAAGCGGCTTTGCCATTGGACAAACTTGCAGCCGCTGACCGCTTTCGAAAACATTTCAAAGGGTTCAAAGCGGCATCCTGTGAAAGCGCATCTAGCCTTGACATCGCACCCCATAATCTGATGCTCCCCGTATGCCGAGTTTTACTCTCCCCGAAGGCGTTGAGATTCCCGAGAATTTGAAGGAAGGCGAGGCGTTCCAGACGATGGCGACGATTGTCCTCGGTAAGAACGGCAAAGCTGAGTTCATCGAGATTGATGGCATGGCTATCCCCGGCTACGAGAAGAAGTCGAAGGGCAAGAAGATGGCCGAGCGTGGGGAGGAGATGGAGGAGGGTGAGGAGATGGAATCTGAGGGCGGCGGCGGTTTCATCGCCGAGGTGATGCAGCGCGGTCGTGGCGGTCCGATGGCCTGAGGCTTAACCCATAGAAAAACGATATGCCAAGTATCACATGCGATGAGGCGGAGACGCTGATCAATGAGGCGGCATCGCTTGGATGTCGTTCTCCGTGGGAGATTGAGTTGGCCAAGCTCGCGCTGGAGAATCGCATCGCGACGTATCTGGTCGATGGCAGCGTGATGAGCGCGCAGTACCGGACTGTTACGACGACCGGCAATGTGGTGAGCGGCGATTATCTGATCGTTGCCGATGCGGCTGGTGGCGCGATTACGATGACATTGCCGCCTGCCGCGCTGGTTCCGGGTCGTATCTACACCTTCAAGCGGATCAATAGCGGCGCGAATGCGGTTGTTATCGATCCGAGCGGTGCTGAGACGATTGATGGCGCAGCGACGTACACGCTGTCCGCTCAATGGAATTCCGTGACGATCATGAACAACGGAATCGCTTGGTTCATCATCTAAGAATTCTATGGCCAACATCTCCTGTAGCGAAGCGGCGGCATTGATTGCGGAGGCGTATGGCGCGTCCTGCAAGAGCAACCGCGAGAAGAACCTGCTGGAGATTGGCCTACTCTGGGAGGCGGCGACGCTTGGCGGAACGGCGGATATCACTGCGGATAACACGGTGATTACGGCTGATTCCACGGTAATCACGGCGGACATGACCGAGTTTCGGTAACCTCAAACCTTTTAATAGATATGGCAAAACAGACTATCAACATCGGCGCATCGCCGAACGACGGAACGGGAACGCCGCTGCGTACGGCGTTCGATTACACGAACCAGAATTTCACGGAGCTGTACACCGCGACAGGTCCAAGCGGAAACAACATCGTCGTACCCGGAAACGCCACCATCACCGGCGCGGCTACGGTGGGGACGACGCTGGGTGTGACTGGTGTTTCGACTTTTGCTGCCGGAACCGCGTTGCTTCCCGCTCTCACGACGACCGGAGACACGAACACCGGCATCTATTACCCTGCGGCAGACACGTTTGCTGTTACAACAGGAGGAACCGAGCGTTATCGTGTGGACGCATCGGGAAACCTTGGCATCGGAGTTACGCCGAGTGCGTGGGGTGGTGCCGGTGTTAAAGTAATCGATGTTGGTGCTGCCGGATCGTTCGCCGGATCTGCTGCGGACGTTGGAGTAGTCGGCAACGCTTACTACAACGGTTCAGGCTGGATTTACAAAACAAGTTTCTTCTCTGGACGTTATGCTTACGCGCTAGGAACTGGTCAGCATCAATGGTTCACTGCTGCTACCGGAACCGCTGGCAACTCCATCACCTTCACCCAAGCCATGACGCTGGATGCGTCGGGGAATTTGCTGGTGGGGCTTACCACCGCCGGAACTACCGCTGCGAAGACAATCCAGATTGCCAACGGAACCGCTCCTACGGCTAACGTCACCGGCGGTCAGCTCTACGTCGAAGCCGGTGCGCTGAAGTACCGTGGAAGCTCCGGCACTGTCACCACCATCGCCAACGCCTAACAAATACCTACCATGACCATCCTCTGGCTCATCGAACGCCTTCTCACCAAGCCGGTTGAAGGCTCCAACACCGACGTCGTTATCACCGCCGACTGGCGTTGCAACGGCACCGAAACCACCGGCAGCGGAGACACCGAGCAGACCTACAGCGGCACCTGCTACGGCTCCTGCTCATTCGCTCCTCCGAGTGGTAGCTTCACGCCTTACGAAGACCTCACGCAGGATCAGGTCTTGAGCTGGTGCTACGCCAACGGAGTCGATCAAGCGGCCATCGAAGCGAACGTCACCGCGCAGATCAACAACCAGATCAACCCGCCCGTGGTGAGTCTGCCGCTGCCGTGGGTGCCGCCGGTTCCTCCGCCGGAGCCTGAGATGATCGTGCCTCCGATGTTGCCTCAGGTGAC